ACTGGCTCAAACTTACCGAGTTTTCCCTTACCAGCCTGGTAAAAGTTTGCTCACGATGCAAACATTTTCAATGGCGGCAACTCAAACCAATTTGACGCAAAGGGTTGGATATTACAGCGCATACAATGGTGTTTATCTTGAGCAAAATGGTACTGACGTTAGATTTGTGATCAGAACTTATACATCTGGCGTAGTAGTTAATACCAGATATGTCACACAAGCAAACTGGAACGTAGACAAATTTGACGGGACTGGCCCTTCTGGAATCACACTTGATTTGACCAAAACACAAATTCTTTGGTTTGACTTTGAGTGGCTTGGCGTTGGGAGCGTCCGCTGCGGATTTATTGATAATGGTGTCTTTTACACGGCCCACAATTTCAACAATGCAAACGTCTTAACTCTTGTTTACATGCAAACGGCAATTTTGCCTTTGCGTTATGAAATTATATCGTCTGGTTCACTTTCCCCAACCCCTGCGATTCTCCAACAAATTTGTTCAACGGTTATTTCAGAAGGCGGTTATGAACAGACGTCGCAACAATATATTGCGCGTCCAACAAGTAACGTAACCGTTGGAACATCATTTACGCCTATCGTATCAATTCGCGTCAATTCAGGCTTTTACGGCGCTATTGTCATTCCGGAATCCATGACATTTTTGCCAATTGGTAGCGGAAATTATGAAGTTGTCTTAATCAAAAATGCAACACTTGGCGGCGGTACGTCTTGGACTTCTGGTGCTTTATCCGGAGGACAAGTTGATGTTGATGTGGCATCCACGTCATTAACAAATACCGCTGACAATATTGTCATGACTTCATATGCAACTGCTACAAACCAATCTAAAACAAACGCTGTCGCGTCAACTGGATATAACTTTGACCTTCAATTGGGTTATACTGCATCGCTTTCGGGTAACGGGTTTAGTGCGAGCGATACATATACGGTTGCGGCAAGAACTCTTTCTGGCACAAACGCCTGCCTTGGATCTCTCTCATTTTGGAACTTGACGGTGTAATTATGCCATTGAAGCACGGGTCATCTCAAAAAACAATTAGCGGCAATATTGCCGAGATGATCCATGCTGGTCATCCAAAAGATCAAGCAATTGCGGCTGCATTGTCTACGGCACGTGAAGCCAAGCCCCACAAAGCTTTTGGCGGACACATGCCAAGTTTTATGGCGAAGAGTACTGGCGTAAAGATGCCAAAGGCTCCAAAGACGCCAAAACCTTTCAGTGGCCCAATTCACAGCCCTGTGGCTGGCCGCACTGACCATTTGCCAATGCACGTCCATTCAGGCTCCTACGTTATTCCGGCTGACATTATCTCGGCCATGGGCGAAGGCAATACAATGGCGGGCTTCAAGTCCGCTCGTCGTATATTTGGCGGTACGCCTTACGGCCAGAAGGGTGGCATGTACGGTCAGTCATCATCAGGCCCATATGGGTCAGACATTCAAGGCCGCGCTACAGGCGGAGAAGTTAATACAGTTCCAATTGTCGCCGCTGGCGGCGAGTACGTTATTCACCCCCAAGACGTATTACATATCGGCGGCGGTGATTTAGACCGAGGGCATCGAATCCTTGATGCTTTCGTTAAAAAAATGCGGGCCAAAACGATTAAGACTTTGCAGAAATTACCTGGTCCGAAAAAAGATTAGAGGGAAATATGAAAGACGATCTTAAAATACGTATTGCGACACCAAGCGATCTTGATGACATCATGAACCTTGCGCTCATGGGGTGCGAGGAAAATGGTTTTGTAAACCCGAACCCCACAAAGCTTTTGGCCGAAATTTGGCCTGCCGTAAACCGAGATCATGGTTTAATTGGAATTATTGGCAAATCAGGTGGAATTGCCGAGGGTGCGATACTTTTGAGAATTGGATCAATGTGGTATTCTGACGATCTCGTTCTTGAAGAAAAGGCCATTTTCGTTCATCCTGACTTTCGAAATGCCAAAGGCGGTCGCGCACGTAGGTTGTGTGACTTCTCAAAGCAAGTTGCTGATTCATTGGGCATTCCACTGATTATCGGTGTTTTGTCAAACAATCGCACTGAGGCGAAAGTCAAATTGTATGAACGGCAGTTTGGCAAGCCAAGTGGCGCGTTCTTTTTGTATGGGGCAACCACGGGCCATTCCGTGACGGAGCATTGATATGGGCGGCGGAAAAACCAGTACCTCAACTTCACAAGTATCAATCCCACCAGAGGTATTGGCACGATATAATTCCGTCAACGCAAACGCGCAAAAAGTTGCTGCGACGCCGTTCCAGAAATATTCAACTGACCCAAACGCCTTTGTTGCGCCTGTTAACCAGCAGCAGTATGCGGGTATTAGTGGCGTAAACGCCGCCGCAAATGAAGCACAACCTTACTACGGCGTTGGCGCCCAAATGACGATGGCGGGGGCGGGCGCAGTCAACCCAAACCAACTTAATACTCAGCAATATTTGTCGCCATACCTCAATACTGTTCTTGGCACGACAATGGCGGCTCAAGGGCAACAGAACGCTCAACAGCAGTCAGCTTTGGCGGGTCAGGGAATTTCTGCTGGAGCTTTTGGAGGCGACCGTTCTGGTATTGCGCAAGCCAATTTGGCGTATCAGCAAAATCTTTCCAATAGCCAGACCATCGCCAATTTGATGAACCAAGGCTACACGCAGGCGCAAGCAGTTGCTCAACAGCAGCAGGGACAACAGCTTGCCGCAGAACAGGCCAACCAAGCCCGTTTATTGGGCGCTGGGGCACAACTTGGTCAGTTGGGTGCAGGGGCGCAGGCGGCAGGTTTGCAGGGCGCTCAAGCGCAAATTGGTGCAGGTACTTTGGAGCAACAGACGCAGCAAGCCGGTCTTGCGGCTCTTTACAATCAGTTCCAACAGCAACAGGCTTATCCGTTCCAAGTTGCTCAGTTCCTCGCAAATATTGCGGAAGGCACTGGCGCATTGTCAGGTTCAACAACGACAGCCACTCAGCCGACATCTTGGTTTGGTTCTGACCGCCGCCTTAAGAAAAACATTGAGCGTATTGGTGAAACGGACGAAGGTCTGCCGATCCATAAGTTTGAGTATAAGGGCGACCCAGCAGGCCAGAAACATATTGGTTTCATGGCTGACGAAGTTGAAAAAATTCATCCAGAAGCCGTTGGTATTCACCCATCAGGCTTTAAAATGGTTGATTACGACAAGGCGGCATCTGAAGGCGGCGGTGTATTGCCGCAACACGCAATGCAGGGCTTCGCTGTAGGCGGTATGCCGTCATCTATTGATACGGCTGGCTTGCAATCTCAAATCGGTAGGCAAATGGCTGGAGGTATTTCCCCTGCGGCTTCAGCCCAATCACTTGCTCCGGTATTTGAAGTTCCTGAAGGGGCAAAAACAACTCCCATTAATTATTTCGCCGATACTTCAACACCGACAACGCCAACAACACCAATAGGAAATAATCATCACGACATCCAAAGACAAAAAAATAGTCAAAATATTTCTGGGAATGGAGGGCGTGATGGAGTATCCGGCGGGTTTTCTCCAACATATGGCGTAAATCATGGATATAGCCCAGATTCTGGATATGGCGGTGGGTTGAGTGGCGCGGTTGGAAGTTTTGGAAGTTATCTTGGTAATATGATGGGCAACGTCACTGGAGACAGTGGTGTTGGCGGCTCTGAAGGCCAAGGCATGTATGCCGAAGGCGGTCGAATCCACAAGTATGATGGCGGCAGTCTGATCAGCCCAACAGACTTGGCAATGATTTTGCAATCGCAAAACCAAATGTACGCACCATTTGCTGAGAGCGGCATTTACGGCGGCAAGCCCGGTGGGTTGCCAGGCGGTAAAGGTATTGTCCCTGCGGCTAATTTGCCTGTCGCGCATCTTGGCGTTGCGCAGCCGCCTCAACAACAGCAGTCTGGCCTTGGTTCAATTGAAAATGCTGTAAAGGACTACAAAGACCTTAAGGGCATATATCAGGAAGGCAAAGGACTCGCCGGAGCGGCGTCTGATCTTGTTAACCCGCCGACAAAAGCGCCCGCATCAATGGGTCCACTTCAGCAGGGCACTGATTGGGCGAAGGCGGCTGCGTCAGACGCATCAAGCAGCAAAGACATTTTGTCGTTACTTGGGTTCGCATCTGGCGGAACAGTTCTCCCATACGACTCCAATAATCCATTGGCGCAAGTTGTTTCGGAATCCGAAAAAACGCCTGCTGATCTTCTTGCCGAGCAAAAAGGTATGCGCCCACCATCAAGCGGATCAAGCGACAGTGGTCTTGGAGGGCTTGGCACAGCATTGAGCCTTGGAAAAATGTTCCTTGGGTTCTTTAATGAAGGCGGCGTAGTCCGTGAGCATCATGCTGATGGCAGGGCCGTAGGTTATGACCCGACACAGCGAGATCCATCTGACATTCTTGCAGGGCTTCTGTCGTCTTCTGACGTCGCACAAACTGCGACGGACACGCCTGACGTTTACTCTCAAGGGTTGAACCCAGCAGTTGCGCCACGCTTTCGTCAGTTTGCGGAAATGGCGGCAAAGAAGGGCATCGGCCTTTCTCCTGTCAGCGAAACACGTTCGCCTGAAGAACAAGCAGCGATTAAACTGACACACGCAAATGAGCCAAACTTTCCTGCCGCAGAGCCTTATTCAAGCGGTCATCAGTATGGGCTTGCGACAGATTTCAGCGGAATTGGCGAAAAGAATTTGCCTGCCTTGCGCGAAGCCGCGGCAAAAACCGGCCTGACAATGGGCGCTGATTTCAGCAATCCAGACATGCCTCACGTCCAGTATGGCAAGGGTGCGTTTGGTGGTCTTGCGCCAGAATTGACAACAAAGGGTGGCGTTGATGTTGGACCTGACTTTGGTCAGACAACGCATGGCGGCCAAGTTCCTTCTGATCTTGTTCAGGCAGCCTACAATCGTGCTGGTGGCATTGCGCCAAGTGGTCAGCAGGGTAGTGCGCAACCATCATCTGGTGGCTTGTTCAGCGGCCTGACAAACGAAAGCACGTTGCTCCCGATCCTTATCGGCCTTGGCAGAATGGCAGGCTCCCCAAGCCGTTATTTCGGGGCCGCAGCACTACAGGGGCTCGGTGGCTACGCTGAAGCAGTACAGGCGCAAAAGATTCAGAACGCACAGATTGCGAAAGATACACTTGGCCTTGCGGCACAGCGGTTTACGCCAATTGGCAACGGAATGTATTTTGATACTGTTCAGGGCGACACAATACCGCTTGCTGAAAGACAATCTCGCTTGGCCCAAATGCCGGGCATGTCGCAATATCTTGGCGGCGCAATGCAGGGCGCTAATTACAAGCCAACATATACGCCTTCTGGTTTGCCTCAAGCGCAGCCTGCGGTTGATGTTGCAAAAACTGTTTCCCCTGAGAAAGTTGCGGCAGTACAGCCTGAAGTAAAACCTTCCGTTACCAATCCTCAAGTTGCACAAACGCAGGCCATTTACTCTGAAGTTGATAAAGATCCTGAAGTTATTAAACAGCGTTCAATCGCTGATGAGTATGGTTCTGATGCACAAAAATATCTGCAAATGGCAAAAGACCCAGCAATGATCGCATCTGGAAAAGATAAGGATTATCTAAATTTTGCTACACAGGCAAAACAAAACCAACAAGTTGCATTGACGCAATGGAAAGATATGCGAGATAAATTGGCATCGGCATCTTTGTCAGCAGTAACAAAGCAAGCTGAATTGCCAACAACACTTGCGCCGGAAGCATACAAAATTCAAGCGGGCGTTAAGTCAAAAGCAGAACAAGAAGCTCTTGATGCAACAAACGCATTGAACCAGTCGCGTGCCATGATGGGCGTCATGTTTGATCCAAAAACCAAAGAAGCTTTGGTCAGCGGCGGTCCGTTGGGAGAAACTCTTGCTGGTGCTTCGGCGTTCTTTAAACAAGCTGGGTTCAGTGATAACTTCATCAAGCAGTGGACGGGGACAAACCCTGCCGACGCACAGGCTCTTGATAAGCTTCGCACAGCCATGGGTAGCGAAATTGCTCGACAGGAACTTGCAGGTTCTCCTGTTCGCGTAAACGAATTTAATCGCTTCTTGCAAAGCACGCCTGGCGTTTCAATGCTTCCACAAGCTTTCCAATGGATTAATGAAAATATTATCCAGCCAAAAGCAAAAGCTCAAATGGGATCATATGAAAAAATTGCAGATATGGATCCAGCGAAAGACAATATTGAGAAGGCTTACTACGAATATCACCGCGATAATCCGTGGTATACTGCGGCATCTGGTTCACCTTCTACTCCTACACCTACAGCGCCGACGTTAACTAAAGACGAAATGTTGAAAAAAGCCCTTGCGGAGCAAGCGCGTCGTAAGTCATCACAACAGCAGGTTGCACCATAATGGCTGATATTACACCTGACTTTTCAGCAATGTCTGACGAAGATTTGAATAAATTTATTCAGACTCGTCAGGCGCCGTCATCTTCTGCGACAGATTTGTCGGGGATGTCGGATGAACAATTGCAGGCGCATATCAGCGGCCTACAGGGTCAGGTCAAACAAGAGGGATATATCAAACGTGCTGCAACTGATGAAGGGCAACAATTCGGTTGGGCAGGCGCAGCAGCCCCGTATCTCAAAAGCTTCATGGCCGCAAATCCCGCAGAAAACATCCCTCTCGGTTCATGGGGTGTCAATGCCGCAACAGCCGCCGCAGGAGCCGCAGCAGGGCAGGGAGAGGGAGCTACCTACTCTGAGCGGTACAATGACCTTCGCGCCAAGCAGGAGGCCGCAAGGCAGGTCGAAACTTATCGGCATCCTGTTGCTTCCGCTGTGGGTGCTATTGGCACCGTTCCGCTTCTGCCTTCGTTCGGTGCCGAAAAAGTCGGACCAATGGTTGCTCGAGCCGTCGAACGCTTTGCAGGACCAGGAACGCTTAGCCGCGCGGCTGGCCTTGCAGGAGACATTGCAGGTGGTGGCGCTCTTGCCGCAGGTTACGGCGCAGCCACAGGGATTGAGCAGGGCGATACAACAGAAGACAGAATTAAAAATGCCCTCGCTTCCGCAAAAGAGGCAGTCACCGCAGGGCCAAGTATCGGACCAGTCAAAATCCCGCTTGTCGCAGGTATCCCTGTGGGTGGGAGACTGATTGGCGCGGGACTTGAAAAGTTTACGGGCGCCAAAACAGGCGACCAAGCGGCTCAGCGTGTTCGTGCTGCAATGGAAGCAGATGCCGCTGCAAAAGCAAAACTTCAAGGCGTTTCACCGAAAAGTCCAGCACTTGGCATGAGCGCAGAAGACATTCAGGCGGCACAGCAAGCAGGACAGCCTTGGGTTGTCGGTGATATTGGTGGCGCTCAAACACGCATGTTGGCAAGGACGGTTAAGAACCTTTCGCCAGAAGCTGGCGCATATTTGGAAACCCCACTTGAATCACGCTTTCAAATACAGGGTTCTCGCCTTGCTGACTATATGCGGAATGCAATTGGTGTAAGTGACGGAACTGGTGCGGCAGACGTAAGAGACGCTTTGACACGCATGTCTCGCGTTGAAAACAAAGATGCTTACAGTAAAGCGTATTCTCAGCCTGCGGCACAATCTATGTGGGACAATGACTTCTCCCAGCTTATGCAAGCGCCAGTTGTTCAAAACTCAATTGAAGATGCCGTCAACTTAGGAAAAAACATTTCTGCTGCTGCTGGCCATCCGACTGTTGAGAATCCTTTTATTAAAGATGCCAATGGAAATTGGACATTAAAGGTAAATCCTGATGGATCTACAGCGACGCCAAATCTTCAGTTCTGGGATTATGTAAAACAGTCCTTGGATGACAAGGTTAATGCAGCTTACAGCAATCAAGCAAATAAGCTTGGCAATGCCTATAAAGACGTTCGAGATACATTGCGCGAAAAACTTGATACGGCTGTCCCTGAATACAATCAGGCACGTGCAGGAGCTGCAAAGTTCTTTGGTGCGCAAGATGCTCATGAGGCGGGAACAAACTTCCTTCGCAACATGAACGCATACAATACTGATGACGCAATGAATGCGTTTAAGAAAATGTCTTCTGCTGACCAGAAACTTTTCGGCATGGGCATGTCAAGCGACATCATTAATCGCGCATCAAACATGAACGACAGCAGCAATGTTGCGCGTATGTTTAACAGCCCATCTTCTCGTCAAAAACTTGCAATGGGTCTTGGTGAAGATCAGGCTGCCGCACTTGAGGCATACATCCGCCGCGAAAGCATGATGAACATGTTGAAGACTGCCGTGGGCGGTAATTCGTCAACGGCGGCACAGTTGCTTGCGGCTGAAATGTTTGGCGGCATTGAAGCCGGAAAAGCGGCGTGGGAAAACCGTGATGAAATTATGAAGCACCCTGTTCTGAGCGCACTTGGCTTGGGCGGTACTGTTTTGACTGGTGCTATTTTGAAATACAACCACGGCGTTGACCAAACTCTTGCCCCGCGCATTGCGCAACTTATTGCATCAAGTAATCCGGCAGACTTTGAGCGCATTTTAAATGCCAGCCAATCGTCGCAGAACATTCGAAACATTATCCGTCGCACGGAAATGGGTATGGCTGCCGCATACGGAGCCAAGCAAGGCCAGAAACCGCAAGAAGAAGTCCCCAATGAAGCTTCAGGCGGCAGGATTGGCAGGGCGACGGGCGGTCGTGCTATAACACCAGAGGACGAGGCCGAACGGCTTGTGACGGCGGCGGAAACGGCCAAGAAGCAAGTCAATAAGACGACCGAGCCATTGCTTGATGTGCCGGATGACCACATTGTTAAGGCGCTTGATGTCGCTCAAGCCGCGATCTAAGGGACCGTAAAATGGCAACGCAAACTGTAAATAAGAATCTTACGGAACCAGTTCAGGGCGTAGATACCAACTGGGGAACGACGCTTAACGCAAACTTTACCAACACTGACGCGGCGCTTGGAACTGTTCAAAACATTTCTGTCACGGGCGTTACTTCGACAATTACTCTTGTTGCAACATATCCGGCAGCAAACCCGCCATATTCATATGTACCCTTAGTTCTCAATATTACAGGCGTTCTTGGGCAAAATCTTTCAATCCAAATTCCTTCTGGAGTTGGTGGTCAGTGGATTGTTTATAACAACACGTCTGGGTCATTTACGCTCACATTGTCATCGGGTGGTGGGGGTTCATCCATTACATTGCCGCAGAGCTACCATACCTGCGTTTACTCGGACGGAACCAATATTCAAATTGCTGATGACGGCATTCTTCAAAATCTGACAAATCTATCGCTTTCTGGGTATATTACAACGCAGGGCGCGGCAAACCTTGGAACTGGAGCGAGCGCAGTAACAAATCTTTATGGCAATACGTCAATTGGTAACATAAGTGTTACTGCGGGTTCATTTGTCATTGGGCAAACTTATACAATTACATCAGTTGGTTCAACAAACTTTACCCTCGTTGGCGCTTCCGGAAATACAGTTGGTGTTACATTTACCGCAACTGGCGTTGGTTCTGGTACAGGAACAGCAACAACACCTACAGCAAATTTAACTGTAAGCGGAAACGCAGTAATTACGGGAAGTATTACGCCATCAGGTGTTATAACGCCTCGCATTCAGTCGGTTGCGTCTACTTCTACAGCACCAAACAGCAATACTGCTGACATTTATGAACTGGCTATTGGTGCAAGTACAATCGCTTCTTTCCCAGCCCCGTCTGGTTCACCAATTGATGGGCAAAAACTTATTATTCGGATTATTCCATCTGGTGCTGTTACAATTACAGCTTGGAATGCTGCATATCGAGTTATTGGGACAACATTGCCAACATCTTTGACTTCTGCAAAAACAACTTATGTAGGCTGCATATATAATACAGCTTCATCAACTTGGGATGTAATAGCGGTCGGGACGCAAGCGTAAGAGGGAAATTAAATGTTACAGTCAAAAAATCTATCATTTGGAAAATTATATGGAACGATTTACGATTTTCCGTTTAAGGGCGACATTCTTCCAATGCACTGGCATACGGAAGATAATGTCCATATCACAGTTGTAGCACGCGGATCATTTACAGCCCGTGGTCAAAACTGGGATCGCGTCGTTTTGGCCGGAGACGTAATTGATTGGGAGCCAGAGCAATGGCATGAGTTTGTCGCTTTGGAGGATAACAGCCGCATCGTAAATATCATTAAAGGGACCGGCATTCCTGGCGAAGTTTTTGTGGAGGAAAAAGATGCCGTTTAATGCTGCATGGATTAATCAAGAAACAAATGTCGTTGATAACATCATTGTTGTTGATGAAATTGATTTAATTCCAAATCACATTGTTAAAATCCCCGAACAACAATCAGCAAACTATCCAGATATTACACTGTATTTAAATATACAGATTGGAATATCAAAATATATTAATGGCGCATTTACAGATGAAAATGATGTGCCATTAGAATTTACTGACTATAGAGCTCCAACTGTAGAACAAATACCTCCGAAAGTATTATAATGGCAACTACCAGTATTTTTCTTACTTCAGGAACGTCTTGGACCGTGCCAAGCGATTGGAATAATACGTTTAATACTATTGAATGTATTGGGGCGGGTGGAGGTGGTGCAGTAGCAGGGGGTGGGTCCGTTAATGCTACGGGTGGTGGAGGTGGTGCGTATTCCAAAATTACAAATTTGGCTCTTACTCCAGGAGGGTCCGTTACTTATGCTATTGGCGCTGCGGGTGTAGGAGTCACTTTAACTGGCGCATCTTTTATTAACGGTAATGCCGGTGGGGATACGTGGTTTAATGGCGCTTCTTTAGCTGCATCTTCGGTTGGCGCAAAAGGTGGCAACGGAGGACTTGGATCTACGAGCGGTACACTTACGGGAGCTAGTGGTGGAGCATCCGCTTCTGGCATTGGAACAACAAAATTTAGTGGTGGGAACGGCGGAAATACTGGTGGGAACGTATCGGCATCTGGTGGTGGTGGTGCGGCAGGTCAAAACGGTGCGGGGAATAATGCCTCTGCCGCGTCATCCACAGCCGCTAGTGCTGGCGGAGCGGGTGATAACGGATCTGGAGGAGCGGCAGGAACATCAGGAACACCTGCTGGAGTTGGCGGGAACGGTACAGAATATGACTCTACCCACGGTAGCGGTGGCGGTGGCGGTGGTTCCGTATCTGCTACATCTGCAACGGGTGGTAATGGTGGGTTGTATGGCGCTGGTGGCGGTGGAGCTGCTGGAAGTAGTTCATCGTTACAAACAGGCGGAGTTGCCAAACAGGGTCTTATTGTTATCACATATGCGCCTGGTACGACAAAAAATATATATTTAACATCTGGAACATCATGGACTGTACCAAGCGATTGGGACAGTACTGCCAATACTATTGAAGGTATTGGTGGGGGTGCAAGTGGCGCAAGTAGCGGGTCCGGATCCGGATCCGGAGGCGGTGGTGGGGGTGGTGGAGCCTATGCAAAGATAAACAATTTTTCCGCAACACCTGGGGCATCTGTTTCGTACACAATTGGCGGTGGCGGTTCTTCAACTTCTAGTGCCATTGGCATTGCTGGAGGTAACACAACATTTAATACCACATCTCTTGTCGCGGCAGGAGGATCTCCCGGTAGCGGTACGTCTGCTGGGGCAGGAGGCACTACTGCGGCATCAACAGGTACAACAAAATTTGCTGGGGGGAGCGGCGGTGCTGGTAATTCTGCGGCTGGCGGCGGCGGTGGTGGCGGCGGTAAAAACGGATCCGGGAATGTTGGTGGTGCGGGTGCAGTGCCAGCGGGTTCACCAGGTGGGACTGGGGGATCTGGAGACGCTGGCTCTGGAGGCGCTGGCGGTGCTGGCGGTACTTCAGCTATTGGCAGCGCTGGCAGCGCTGGAACAGAATATTCTTTTTCCCCAACATATGGATCGGGTGGAGGCGGCGGTGGAGGAGGATTTAATAACTGTTGTGGCGCTACAGGTTATGGTGGAGGTGCTGGCGGTATTTATGGAGGCGGTGGTGGAGGCGGCGGCGGTGGAGCTGGAGGAGGTCTTACTGGGCCTAGCGGCGCTGGCGCACAGGGTATCATCGTCATTACTTATGTTACCGCTTCTAGTAGTGGAGGCGGTAACTTTTTCCTCATGTTCCGATAATAGATAAAGAGACGCGACCGACCGTCGCGTTTTTTTGTATCCTGATTTCGGGGTTTTGCCACGTCCAGCATTCGCCTGTTTCGTCTTGAAAACAAACGAACATCAAATGGTGTTCAATCCCGTAATCAATAATGAAGTGTGCCATTGCTTTGCCCTTCGGCGTCTCAAGTGGCAGTGGCGGATCAATTCTCGTCATCGTCTTGTTCATCAAACGGCCTGTAACAAATGGCGGCGTGAATCGCGCAATACGATCTTTGAGCAACCAACTCGCCGCAATAAAAGGTTTCTTTACGTGTCGGCGTGTCAATAATGTATCGGCATGACCATGGTTTCAATTGCCAGATCATTAGCCCCTGCTGCTTTGCGGGGACTGCATATCTCTTTTTATACGGCCCCCGCTTCTCCATAATTCCAACTCACAATTTATCAATGATAACGGCAAGAAGGAGGAACCCCATTCCTATTGATATTTTCGGGTCAATAAACAGAAAGATTGGAATGAGGATAGGAAGCGCATACTTCAATGCCATCATATAAATGACAAATGACTTGTCAAAATACTTAACGAAGAAGTCAGAAATTGAACGCATGTCGTGCTGTGCAAGCCCTTGAACATCCATTGACGGAAACAGGCTGATTCCAGTCAGGGCCAGAAAGGAAGACCAAGCGATGACCGCAATCACCGCAATTACTAATATCCACCCCACTATTTCAAACATATCATTCTCCATAATAATAAAAGCCATATCGGCAAAATTATCCTTGCTCATAAAATATGATTTGTCCATCAGTTTTATTTGTGTAACAAACTATTGTTAATGCTTATTTTCCTTAATAAGATTTATGTGTTAAAAATAACCAATGATTACAGGAGCTTTTAATGGCGACCAGACCACTACCAGATGAAGTTCTTATTGAAACATTACGTATCTATGAAGCTTTCGGTGGTCATCAAATGAATGCCGCTGATTCAATCAATGTCCCGAAATCAACTTTCCAAAGTCGTTTGCACGAAGCGAATAAAAGATTTCCAAACGGCATCCCTGATACATATAAACACTATCATACTTGGTCATACCCGAAGATGATCAGGATAGATGCTCCCGATACCGTATGGATTATTGGTTCTGACCTTCACATATGGACGGGTGAACCGCCGCTCATTTACCAAGCATTTGTTAAACTTGCCAAGAAGTTAAAAGTAGATGGCATCGTCATGAATGGCGATGTTATTGATGGCGCAAGGGTCTCACGCCACGGCTCAATTATGGGTAGTAAAGCACCGAAGGTTGATAAGGAAATAGAAACCGCCCTGAAGTGGTTTAAAATGCTTCCAAAGGCGCAATACAAAATGTGGACAGTTGGCAACCACGATATCCGCGTTGATAACTATTTGATCAGCCAGGCAAGTGAACTTGACGATTACGTCGGCAGTATGCGCAACAAGTTTCCGGAATGGAAATTTTCTTACGCCGTCAACATCAATGGCACGGAAGTAAGACACAGGTTTCGGTCTGGCATTCACGCCGCATATAACAATTCGCTACACAGTGGCGTAAATTTGATTTCAGGCCACACGCATCAACTTCAATTGACCGCCGTCCGTGACCGCAATGGCACACGTTGGGGCGTTGAATTGGGCATGATGAACGACCCGTTTGGTCCGCAGTTTGAATACACAGAAGGACAGCCGTCGCGCTGGCAGCAAGGCTTTGTTGTCATTACTTTTGACGAAACGGGTGAAATGCTTCCGCCAGAGATATGCGAAATGGTCAGAGGTCGGCCAGTTTTTCGTGGCGAGTATGTCTTTTAAGAATCCATCTTAACAATTTCAATATTTATGTATTGGTCTGTCTCCGTCAGGTCGCCTTCCTGAAGAAGGCAGATTGGTTTGTCAAACGCATCAAGGATGTAAAACACGTCGCCAATGATTTCACTGACTTCTGTGCCAAATGGCGATGCCGGATCTTCTGACCATCCTTGAATTTCATTGTCATCGTCATAGAAAACTTCATGCACGGCGTAAGTGACTTCATCAAAACCTTGAATGATGTCCTGCTCGTTAGGTACGGATTTTATGACACGATAATTCCAGTGCATTATTCACCATCCATTGCTTGCTGACGAAGTATTTCTGAATACCACAGAAGGTCGACGCTGGTTAAGTTGATCGTATGAATTTGTGAAATTTCCTCTTCATCATTCCAAAGAATGACAATACCAGACACCATTTTGGAGACATATTCATCTGAGGAAATGCCCTGTAGCCAATTTGGCACATTACCACTTTCAGATGCTTGTTCAGGCTCACGTTTGCGCGATTTGAAATCTATGACTTCTGGCATAATACGTCCTTTCTTGTAGTCAGGGCGTGCCCATCGCACTTTGTCATTATACCTTTAAATGCCTCCGATTTCAAAAGTATGACAATCAGGACAAAACCATGCCACAACGCCCATAGGTTGGCACTTTGATGATTTTGACCATTGTCTTCTTTCCAACCTTAAAGGGTTCACTGTTTACCTTCCAGCCAACAGGGACATCGTCATTCTCATCAATGGTTTCTTCGTCAAGTTCAGTTGTCATCCATGTCCAAGCCATGCACTTTTCGGACACGCAATACGTATAACGTCCGGATTCCGCCTGACCGACAGACAAAGGACACGCCAATTGAACTGTTTCTTCGGGTTTATACCAACGCTTCATGATCCCTATTTCCTTTTTTCTCGCATGACCTTTTGACCGTATCCGGAGCAATGAGGGCGGGCATTAATACCCGTATTGTATAAAGTTACCCCTTGGCATCCAATACCGCCACGCTTCAGGGCCAATTCCAAATATCTTATACCTGTTTCAATTTCGTCTTCGCAAGACCGTGGAGGCCACGCCATTCCCACTTCCTCTGCCGCCCCTCGGCTGACTTGCATAATGCCTCTGTGAGGCCCGTCTTTAAGTCCGCAACGCTTTCCGCTCTCAACTTCTGCTATGGCATGTACGATTGCGGGATCTATTCCGTGTCTGTTGGCCGCCAAGGTCAGAAGGGCATTTGCGTCTTGAGCCAAAACTGGTGTTGCGGCCATGATGGTACATAATATCAATACTTTCATCGTGCTTCTCCGTAATTGCGCCGAGACGACCTCGACGTGGTCAACATAACAGATAAGAACCTCCTGTCTCGTCTTGACAAGCCTGAGTGTGGCTTTGTGGTTACACTTCGTATTTCTTTAAGCGCGTTTGCAGCCAGTCTATGTGCGCGTCCTGCTGCTCAATAATGCTGCTCATGTGGGTCAAGGCATTTGTTGATTCATTAATTTGGTAAATGTATCCGCCAATAAACGCGACGCCGCATGAAAGTATTACTGCCGCAATTTGGAGTATTACCGTTTCCATCAATTTCTCCCTTCGCTCTCGTACCTATTCGTCGCCAGTATTTGAGCTTCGTTGATTGGCCCATCTCCCTTTAGTGCGGCACGGGCAATCCACGACGGGCAAATATCATCACTTTCCAAATCGCAATTTGAGGCGCAATTACATGAAAGTTTTTTCAACGCTTCCCGCAACCGCTCAATCTCGTCTTTTGCTTCAAGAGCAACCGATTCTGCCCGCATATCGTTCTCGGCCCACTGTGCCAAGCGTTGTGCAATATCCATCACGCATAATCCTCCGGATTGAGAGCAACGCTGGACTCTTGAAGGCAGTCAATGATGGCGTGCAATGGCTTCACTTCTGCGGCGTCGCTGGCACATATCTTTTGAATTTCTTTCAACGCCGACCGATAGCGTTCATTCTCAACGCGCAGCCGCACAAGCTCCTGCACCGTGATGTCGTCAGCATAACGCTTCTGGTCTTCAACGATAGGATACGGACCAATCCAATTGATCGTCATGTTCATCTCCATATGTAATTCAATAAGTTTGATAAAAGTCCCCGGCCCGAAGGCCGAGGTAAGTCACCGAATGTCAGAGGCTTGGGAGGAAGGAGCCGCTAAACATGAAAACGGTACGCCCGATTTGGGCATCCGTCAATACTGATATTGCTTCAGGATCTCTACCAACCGATCATTGCGCTTAATGCTGTTGGCCTTGATGTGTTCCAGCAACTCAATCAGCTTGTCGCTGTCTTCCTGCTGGCGGGCGTTCACTTCCTTCAAAACGTCGCGCATTGTGCCAATATTCTTCTTCAAACGCTCATTTTCCTTCACAAGAAGAGCGTGAACGTGCGTATTGATGGCAATGTCTTCCTGATCCGCCTTCACTATGGTTCCGTCATTTGTTAGCCCATCTTCATATCGAGTTTTAACGGAACCAGTAATTTGAGGGCTATTTGACGCACGTTCATTGGGGCCAATAACATACTTTTTATTGAATAATACACTGGCGCGGGGGGACAAATATTTATCTATCGCATTGCGCGTAATGTCGTAGCCAATGTTTCCATTATCTTCTTTAACTTTAAGCTGAATACCCATGTATTCCAAAACTTCTTTCATTTCGTTCAGGCTTTTGCGACCAAAGTTTGGCATGCGAAGAAGATCACGCTCGGTCCATGGAAGAAGATCCGAAATCTTTTTAATATTGTTATTCAAAAGAGCATTTTTTGTTCTGACTGAAAACTCCATATCTTCAATCTTTTTATTCAATGCTTTCCTTCTTTGGCTTGATGGGCTTTTCCAGTCCGTCACAATTTGCCACACGCGGGCTGGGCTGATGCCAAACTTGGCAACAAGTTCCTCTTCCGAAACTCCTGACTGATGTAATCTTTTAATTTCTTGATTACGTGCTTTGTAATCAATCTCGTCATGCCCATTCTGTGTCTGATTCTGTGTTTGTGCTTGATCCAACATCTGTATTATCCTCTAATTCGTTAACAATAAGTTGTGAATAACCGGAAATATCAATCCAATGATCCGGCTCATTTGGTTCCCCTGACAATGCACGTGCGATTTTCGACGCAATCATTTCAAGGGATTCTTTTTGCGCGTCACTCAAGTCGTCCCACTTCTTGCCACGACGCAATATGGCTTTCAGTTTCTGGGACATTTTGGCTACCTCGCTGTATGGCCCATGTGTCTTTTCTCTTTCATTCAATAGTTTCATGTCAGTCTCTAAACTGCGGGTTTTTCTCATTAATAGCGCGTATTTTACCAATATGCCTGTGATTGATCGCAATCATACCGGCGCTGTAATAAGATCCCGATTGCACGTCCTTGTAAAACTCTTCGACGATCAGAAAGTCGTTGGATTCCAACGCTTCAACAAAGTCATCCAATGACGCTGCCTTTGGATATTCGCACATCACTTGGTGGATAAGGGCTCCCGAACGAACGGGCATATTCATCGTCAAAAGGAATCTCACTGTATTCTCCATAAGCGAGGGCGGCCCGAAGGCCACCCCCTATTTCATATCATCCAAAGTCTTCGTCGTCCGCAACTTCTTTCTTTGCAGGTGCAGACACGCGGCTTGAACCCGTTGCCGGAGGTGCGGCACGTTCGGTTGCCGCAGGCGTAGCGGCGTGACCGTGATCGTTCATACCTTCTGGGCGCTTGACCCATCCGGTGATCTCAAACACGGGGCTGTAGTTTGTTGACTTGCGTGCGCCTTCGCCACTTGTGATGGCGACAGTATCCGCAAGTTCCACAACTGGCAGCTTACCAGGGTTTTTCTTTGCCCCAGCCACATAGTCATCATGGAGCTGTTCAATGCCGCGCAAGAAGGCTTTGGCATTTGAGGCAATTTCACGAATGTCACCGCCACATGAAGGTGCCAGCTTAACAACGCAACGAATGCCCTCTTTATGCGCCTCAGTTGGCTTTTCAGGCGTAATTTCACCGTGAGGGGCCATCGCAAAGTGCGGTGCGCCACCCGTGTTGAAATCAATCCAACCAACTTCGATATTTTCAAAATCAAATACGGCTTTAAAGCTCTTTGTAATATCAACATCGGTATTTTCCCCGTTGGCGCGATCACGACGGAAAATCCGGCCTGAACGTGCATCAAACTTTACAATTGGGAGAAAATTAGCGCCACCGGCGTTCGCCGAAAGATTAAGACCAAGTGCCATTTTACAGTTTCCTTACTACGGTTATGAGGCTGTTTGGCCAGCCCCTTGCCTTACAATCCCCAAATCTCATACGTCTGTTGGCGCGACACAGGGTCGGCAAACAAATACGAATCAACGTCGGGGACGACCAGTGACGCCAATTCCTTTGGATCGTCACTAATTCCTAAAAATCTTTGAATTGTCAGAGCAATACGCTCAAGAGAACGAACGTGTTCACGCTTGTTCTCAATGGCGTAAGTGGCCGACTTCTTGGGTGTCACGTAAGTTACCCGCGCATCCAGATTGTCGCCGCGTGCGGCCACGTAAAGGGCAACCTGACGGGCGTGGTTCGTGGATATCTTTGACGGTAAAGCGTGGGTTGTCTTAATGTCCGTCAGGACGCCATGGTCTTCCCACTCCAGGTCATAAAAACCGATCATCGGGACCAGAAGCCCCTCAACGCGGTATTCAATCTTGCCTTGGGTGGACGACGGCTTCCCGTAGCCCTCAAGTTCCTTGACCCCCATGGCGACCATTTCAGGGACAGCAGCCGCCTCTTTCTCTTTACGGGGGTCGCCAGTCAAAGCGGCAAGTGACGCAAATTGCTTATTTGCGACTTTCACCCCCTCGGCAATCGGTTCGCCGGTCAAAAGGCAGTGGACAATACCGGATTCCACAGACGTCCCCCTATGTGCCGCAGCGCCCACGGGTGAACGGATGCCAAAGCATTTTGACATAACGAACGCCGCAGGTGAGGAGACAAACAAGTTACAGGACGACGGGGAAAGGTGTTCGATGCCGTATCGTTCAAAGGGGTTCATAGGTAATCCAATCAAAATAAGTTATGCTGAGAATATGCCGACATCCAAATTATTCGTCAAGGGCTACTTGACAGATTTGGACAAAATGTCAAAACTACGTTTGTGATTTGAAATTGGAGTTACACAATGTCATTACAAATTATTGAACAACTCTTATCGTGGCGCAGTTTCTCAACGGACCCGCAAGTCGGCGTCTTGTGCGACAATGCTGCCGCAATGATTGATCTTATGGATAACGCGCTTACACAAATTACGAACGTGCCAACAGAAAGCCCTGACGCGGCATTGATCATGCAAGGCATTGCAAGTTCAACGCTGGCGCAGATTGGTGCAAATGATCTTACAACTGTTCAATTAAATTTACCGTGAGGGCGAGATGAAAGTTGAAGAGGGAAAAGAATACGTTACTTACGGCAAGCAATTAAAGACGCGCATATTTGCGTTGGACGGGATTGAGCCATATTGCGTTATGGGTGCTATTTACTGGCCTGATCTTGGTTGGTGTCAGCATTCGTGGCGTCTTGATGGGAAGTCCAGCCAAGTCAGCACATGCGACCTTATGGAAGCAAAGCCAGTGAAGCGTAAGCTGTATGTTGAAGTTTACGAAAATGGTAACTTTTACGTCAATGAAAAACCTTGGTTTTGTTATTTGGGCGATTATGAAACTCAAAACGCACCATTAAGAACATACCCAATAGAAGTTGATTTCTCACCAGTACAGGACAAAGACGATGACAGAAATTGTTGAATTACGCCCAAGTTTTAAAGATAAAATTGCCGAACGTGACCGGAAGGCTGCGGAGGAAATCGGCAAGGTGATCAACGGCCTTCCTGCGGGCACGATCCTTAATATTTTTGCGGGTTTTTGCACAGCCATTACCGAGATGATGGATGACGATGTGCGTGAGCGCGTCGCCCTTGCATTCTATAACGTAATGTTGCCACCGAAGGGTGCCGCGTAATGATTGACTGGGATCTCGTCGAGTTGGTCGCCGAGGTTCTTGGCGTGCCATATTTTACCTACAAAAAGTGGCGTCAGCGTAATCATGTCCCTTATAAATGGCGGCTGGATCTTATTCTGGCGTCCAAGGGCAAGATTACGGCTGACGACTTTATTGTGCATGATAAAAGAAAATTGGAGAGAGCGGCGTGATACATGATGTGATTATGGGACTTGACCCAGGTGTGTCTGGTGCCGTCGCTTTCTACTTTCCTGAGAATAATCTTGTATCCGTTTATGATGTTCCGGTTGTTGATAATCAGATCAATGCTTCGGCGCTTTCAGACTTGATTGATAAATACGCCCCTGAACTGGCAATGGTTGAATTGGTACATTCCATGCCGAAACAAGGCGTCGCCAGCACGTTCAAGTTCGGCGTGGCATTTGGTATTGCACTTGGTGTTATTGCGTCGCACCATATTCCATTGCGGTTATCGACGCCGCAGAAGTGGAAGAAGCACTTTAAACTGTCGTCGGACAAGGAAGATGCTCGCGCACTTGCCATCCAACTATTTCCCAAGTGTCAGGGATTTACGCGAAAGAAAGATCACGGTCGCGCTGAGGCTGCGCTACTGGCCCGATATGCTTATGAAACTGTTACATAATTAAATCGCGGGGAATAAATCCCGAATCCGGAATTTTGCGAATTATTGGCGAATTATTATGAACCCTATTAAAAATTTTGATCCGGACTTTGCCGACCCATCGGAATATGCACGCCTATATCGTGATATGGGTATTCAGGTTGTACCGTCACAAGTTCCCAAAATGGGAACACAGTGGAAGCGCCCAGCAGTCAACTGGCGGCAATACGAAAACGAGTTAACGTCGGAAGAGACGTTCAACGAGTGGTATGGCACGAACGGCAAGTTTACCAGCCGCGCCAATATGGGCATCATCACGGGCAAGGCGTCAGGCGGCAAGTTCGTTATTGACCTTGATACGTATAAGAACAGCAACGCCGGTGGCTGGTGGTCGTATATACAAAGTGTAGCTACAAATCTGGCTGAACTTGAGACGGCAACCCAAACGACGGGCGGCGGCGGCAAGCAGTTAATTTTCCAAGCGCCGGACGGATGGACGCCGCCAACATGTAAGACAAGCATCGGCGTTGACATCAGAGGGCAGGGCGGCTTTGCAGTCCTCACCCCGTCGCGCCACGAGTCCGGCAAGTTTTACACGTGGGACGAAGGTCTTGAGCCTTGGGCTGTCGGAATTGCTGTCGCTCCAAAGTGGCTGTGTGACGAGATTGATAAACTGGCAGCCGAGCATGGCGGAAGCACACGCTTACCAGAAGGCACCACAAGTGTCACCACACCAACACCACTGCATGCCAAGACGCCATTTGGTTCAATTGTTGATGGCCGCGAAGATTACATGGCAAAGATGATTTGGGCGGCGGTTGTGTCGCTCCGTCGAGATGCGCCAATGATGAGCCACTCGTTGATGGAGAAGGAAATGCACAACGCATTTTCTGTTTATGAGCGGAAGGTCAAGTCGCGTCTTGTTGATCACAACATGACAAATGCCGAACTTCTTGAGCGGGAATGTCGCGGCATTACGGAGTTCTCAAAGAAGTGGTGGGCAGCTTATTCTCAGTGGGAGGATAAGGTCACGAAGCACGCCGAGAGGGAGCCATCGAAGCGCGAAGAACCGGCAAAGGCCGAAGATCCTGTTTATGGCAAAACATACTCGTTTGACCCTGAGACGGGCGAAATTTTGGTTGAGCCTCTGCCTGACGGCGCATTTAGCTACATGGATGTCGGCCAAATCAAGGCTATGAAAGACCCAGACTATCTTGTGGACAAGATCATTGCCGAGAACTCGTTTGGTCTGACGGGTGGCGCCCCAGGCGGTGGCAAGTCATTTCTCGTGCAAGGTTTGTCGCTCTCAATTGCTTGCGGTCTTGACGACTGGTTTGGCTTCAAGATCCGGAAGTCCGGCCCTGTCATCTACATTACGAACGAAGGTCTTGCCGACATCAAATATCGCATCATGGCGTGGGAGCAGCACTTCAACGTCAAGGCGGATGAGGCTCCGTTCTATTTGATTTCGCAGTCAATCAACTTCATGCACCAAGACGACATTATGAAACTTCTCAAGACGGTCGGGCATATTGCCAAGATCGCCGAGATGCCGGTCATGGTTGTCATTGATACGGTCAGTCGTGTTCTGCCTGGCGCTGACGAAAACCTTCAGAAAGATATGACGCTGTTTATTGGCGCGTGCGACGCCGTCAGGCAGGCATTCAAGTGTTCGGTCATGGGCGTTCACCACACGTCGAGAAATGGTAACCTGCGCGGTTCTACGGTGTTTGAGGGTGCCGCCGACTTCATCCTCATGGTTCAGCGCGAGTCAGGCGAGGACTTCGGCACCATCAAGGCCCAGAAGATCAAATATGCGCCTGACGGGTGGGATAAGACGTTTGAGATGAAGAAGGTCAATATCGGGCAATTCGGTGGCAAGGAGTCGCTCGTCGCAATCCCGTCAAGCGTGACTGCGAACTCGCCTGCCAAGTGGCCTGAGAAGCCGTTATTGCGGACGGCGCTCATTCAGATGCAGCAGGATTTTAACGACAAGAAGGGTTGGGGTCGTCCAAACTCAAATTTCCCAGCCGTCGCCATGATGGTGCGATATACGCAAGTGACGGACAGGCTTGCACAACAAATTATTGATACGTGGGTCAAGAATGGCGTGATTGAGATCGCGATCTACGACCCTCGGTCAAAGGCAAAAGGTTACAGGGTTATTGGTGCGATAGATTAAGGTGATATATGAAATATTTATCCGTATGTTCAGGAATTGAGGCGGCTTCTGTCGCTTGGCATCCTTTGGGGTGGGTTCCGCTGGCATTCAGCGAAATTGATAAATTTCCCCGTAAAGTATTGGAGCATCATTATCCGGATGTTCCGCTTCACGGGGATTTTACCGTCTTGCGTGAGCAGGACTGGATCAAGGACGCAGACATCCTTGTCGGTGGCACGCCGTGTCAGGCGTTTAGCGTTGCAGGACTGCGTAACAGTCTTGAAGATGACCGTGGTAATTTAACATTGGAATTTGTGAGGCTTGCAGATGCAATTGACAATCTTCGATCTGATGGAAACGGAACCATCATCGTCTGGGAAAACGTCCCAGGCGTCCTCTCAGTCAAAGACAATGCCTTCGGATGTTTCCTCGGAGCCCTTGCGGGAAATGATGACCCACTCGTCCCGACAGGGGGCAAATGGACAAACGCGGGTATGGTTGTGGGACCGAAAAGATCAGTTGCGTGGCGAGTTCTCGATGCTCAATATTTCGGAGTGGCCCAACGACGCCGTCGTGTGTTCGTTGTCGCAAGTGCTCGAGACGAATTTGATCCCGCAGAAGTTCTTTTTGAGCGCGAAGGCTTGCGCCGGGATTCTCCGCCGAGCCGAGAAAAGGGGCAAGGCGTTGCCCCCACTGTTACAGGCGGCCCTCCTTTCAGTCGCACAGGCAACGACAGAGTAGAGGCAGATGCGGTTATAGCCGCCCGTATGGTTGCATTCGGCGAATATACTGATGACGGCACAGCCAGTGCGATGAAAGCCCGTGACTGGAAAGATGCTACGGATTTGGTGGCATTTCATGTTAACGCAATGCCTGATCAAATGAATTTCAGCACAGATACGACTGCAAGTCTTACGACAAGCCAACATGCAGGGGTGGCGCAGCCGATTGCAACGTCATTTTACGCAAACGAAGGATCGCACGGGATGGGCGACAATACGGAAGTAAGCGTCACCCTTAAAGCGCACCCCAAAACAAGTAATCTTGCGGCAGTGGCGCAATCAATGTCCGTCCGTCGCCTTACGCCAAGAGAATGTGAGCGGCTACAGGGTTTCCCCGACGATTATACGGCCATTCCGGGAGCGGCAGACGGGCCACGATACAAGGCTCTTGGAAACAGCATGGCGGTTCCGGTCATGGCGTGGATAGGTCGTCGTATTAAAAACAATTTGCCATGATTCAAACTGGTCTATTCAGATACGTCCGCTGGCAGGACGTTGAGCAGTATCACCGACTGGGTTGGATGATGGTCGCACATCTCGGCCCGACGCATGGAATGTGGTCGGTTCTCATGTGGCATTGCGGCTGTAATGGAGAGGGGAATGACAGAAATACTACCTACAAATGAGCAGCTCCTGCGGGAAAACTACTGGCTGAAATCCGAAATTGACGATCTGAAAAAGTTGCTTCAGCAATCCAAAAGTCTGAATGCGTCACGGCATCAGGCCATAAGGGAAGTCATAAACCATGCTTTCCAGATCATGAACCATTGGGAAATGGTCAAGGATTCAAAGCAAACGGACGACTTTCTGCGGGGCGAATATTTCGTTATTCAGGGCATATTGAACAGGTTCACGCTCCTTTCAAGCCATGACCCAGACGTCAAAGAGATGCTCGAAAAGCCCATTCAGCAGCAAAAAGAGTTCAGGGAATGGCTCATTGCCCATAAGGATAACCCACCCAAAAAGAAGAGAGGAAGATCCCAAAAATGACCTGCGGAAGTCGTGCGGAAGTATGACGGAAGTGATGCGGAAGTCGGACGGAAGTCTGCGGAAGTGATTTTGTAAGTCATTGATATTGTTAGCGGAAGTGGATGCGGAAGTGATTTGCGGAAGTATGACGGAAGTTGACGGAAGTGACGGAAGTCAAAAAACTAAGCCATTGATAAACAACAATAAAAATGCGGAAGTCGTGCGGAAGTGATGCGGAAGTAAACCCCCACTACTATACATTAGTAAGGTAGTGAGGGGTGGGGTGGGGCTCTGTAGGAGCCCCCCCACCCATAAGAGGACCGAAAAGAGGGACAGTTGCCATGACGAAAAAAGGATACCGAAAATTCGGAAACAGGAAGTTGAAGGTCCGTGAGGATGACGTTCAAATTGCGGCAAGAGACGAGTGGGTGTTGGTCAAAGTGACGGCGTGGTGTCAGAACGGTTGGACCAGCCTGAAGCTCTACCGTGACGCGGTCGGTCCGAAGAACCTGTGGCAGATCGGCGTGAAGGGGGACAGGGTGGCGCGGAACAAGGATGCTGGTCTGTTGTCCGTACATCATCCGGACGTTATCGAGTGGATCGTAAAATCTGTGGAGGAACACAATGGCGAAGGCAACTGACAAGAAGGCACCGACATGGAACCGTACCCCTGGAACATTCATTGCCGGTCAGGAGGAAATTGACGAGGTTGATCTGGTCGCCATTGAAATGGAAAAGAAATGGGGCTGTGACCGTTTGAGGTTGCTGGTCCCGAAAGAACTCCGCGAGAAGTTTGACCGCCAGCGTTACCTGTTCAATCAAGCCATTTACCACGGCGACCTTGAGGAGGTCCGGCAGGAGTCACGCCGCATGATCAAGGCTTGGAGAGCTGCGGACAAGGCAGCCGAGGAAACTGGCGCAAAAACCCTGCCGCCCGAAGTTTGGGAGGTGACGACGCCAAGCGGCAAAGTGGTCGCGATTGTACGGACAAACGCCGACGCACGGCACGTCATAGTTGAGGGGCGAACGACTGCGGTTTTCTTGTTGGAAGAGATCGGTCGTCTGATTGAGGGCTTCCCAGCCTTAGCGAAGGCCAAGGAGGCGTTTTCAGGCATTTCGGTCACGAAGGTTCGGTCAGCTATTGGAGACCCGCTGACGGCCATTAAAACGTCATCTGTGGGTATTGACGACGAGATGGTATTTCGGTGGGAGAATGGCGACGAGATACCGTTTTAAAAAATGGAGGCCCGAAAGCCTCCATTTTCCCCCTCTCACTGACTGACCAACTGTTTGGCTACCCAGTCAATTTTCATGTCGCCCTTGTTAATGGATCTGATGACCAGTTTGGCTGACATCGGCATCAACTCCGGCGTCATCAGCCAATTGTGAATTGTGCGTCGGGTTTTGCCCATAATGGTCGCCAGATCCTCAACCGTCATTTCGTGTTTATTAAGGAAATCACGCAGTTCGTTTTCCAGCTTCATCATATTCCTCAATCATTTTATCCAAAGAGACGACAACGTCGCCTTCAGTCCATACATAACTCGGTGTCGGCTGCCTGTTGCGAACCTTGCACCACAATGCCCACAGCCGTGGGTTTTTGGAAAAACAATACTCGTTGAACGTCGGTTCGTCAGGCATTGCCAAAAGAATTTCAGTGATATCATTTTGCGATATCATTTGATTTCTCCCTGCTGCTTTCCAAAAGCGTCGCCATAAAATCGTGCGCCATTTCGCGTGTCATGGTGATGGCGGACATCCCCATGGCGCAACTCAGTAGGTGGGCGATGGTCTTCATGACGGCTGTTTGGTCATCAAATTGATCTTTGTACGCCCCGTAAAGGGCAAACGCCGCCTCAAGAAGATTATCGGAATAACCATAGATTTCTTGTTGGAAGTGTTCTGGCATTTCAACGTCTTGCATATTTTTCTCCTCAAGCTAATGCGTGAATTTTAAGAAGTTCTTGGTCCGACTCATCCAAAGCGTCAGACCAATTCATCAACGGCATCGTCGTGACACGATTGATGTAATAGCCAGTCCGCATGGCGTATTTGGCGAAATTATCAACGTCTGACTTGGTTTTGAGCGCGAAGGTCTTTTGGCTGCGGGTTTCGCCAACTTGAACCGTTGCAGTAACAAAATAAACTTTATCCATTTTAATGCTGCCTCAAATCTGTACGTTGCATGATGTAATGATAAGCATGGTATCGGATCATTTTCTCGACCATTTCGCTTTTGTGTTTTATGAGCATAAGGGTTTCGGTTTTTTGGCCTTTCTTCTGCACCAAATTAACCAATCCTTTTTTATGTAACCCCCAAACATGGTTGGCACTGTCGGAAATAATTGTTTTATTGTTTTGGTCAATAATGCGAGCGCGTGATAATTCTCCGATAAAATAACACGCTTCTTCGCCTTTTTGAGCGTCAATTATCCAATCATGGATATCGTTAATTGTAGCTACAACGTCTTTTGGTCCGATAAGGTTTTTCATTTTTGTCTCCGTAAAATTAAAGTGATTGGGGGCCAAAGCCCCCGTTTTCAGTTTGAAATAATCTGGCTGGCTTTTTTGCGAACCAGGGTTTCTTTGGCTTTTGCTTTTGGAACCCATTCGCCTTTGACGCGCTTTACTTCGATGCCGAACCAGACGTGAGCCAAGTTGGCATTGTTTGTTTCGCGGACTTTGTAGAAGTTGTTGCAGCTTGTTTCGATAATCATAATCATCTCCATCTGGTTCGTCGTCAGTGGTTGCTGACAAGAATGACCATATGAGAAGATATTTCTCATGTCAACAATAAAAGTGAAAAAAATGCACACTTGATAAAAAATAATTTTTGAAGCAATGTTTCGGCTTCGGCATCCCGCCGAGCAAAAGAGGGAATCGTTATGAAAAACAATCAGTTGCAGTCTATCATTGATCGTATTGAGAACCTAGAAAACGAGAAAGCCGTTATCGCCGAAGGAATCAAGGAAGTCTTTCTTGAGGCCAAGGGCAACGGATTCGACGTCAAGATCATCCGAAAGATTATCGCTGAACGTAAAAAGACCGAGGAAGAGCGCAACAACGAACGTGCTATCATGGATACATATTTGCACGCGCTGGGGATGCTCGCCGACACGCCTCTCGGTCAGTTCGCCATGAAGTCTGCAACCAAAGCACCAGCAAAGAGCATCAAAGAAACATTGGTGATGGATGCTGGTATTGATCCGGATTTTGATTGACACAATATTATGATATTGTCGGAGGATAGAAATATCCTCTGACAGTATTGTAATGTGGGTGAGCGAATGACTCCGAGAAAAAAACCAGAAGACAAATTAAAAGTAGGTCGCCCTTCGAGCTACAAGCCGGAGTATTGCGACAAAATTATTGAATATGGAAAGCTCGGTCACTCTATCGCGCAGATGGCTTCGGAGTTGGATGTCGCCAAAGCAACGATCTTTGACTGGCGTGATTTGCATCCAGAATTTGCGACCGCTCTCGCACGTGCGCAAACTCATTCGCAGGCTCACTGGGAATCGCTTGCAAAAACGCATATGGGCGACAAGAACTTCAACGCCCAATTGTGGCTGAAATCAGTCGGATCTCGGTTCAGAGACGACTATACTGACCGAAAAGAGGTCACTGGAGCTGATGGCGGCCCGATCAAGATCGAAACGAAGACGGTTTTGCCAGATCAGCTTGAAGACGACCATCTTGATGCTCTTGACGATATCCTTGCTGCGGCCATTGCGGCTGCTGGCGAGGAAGTTGACGACTGATGGCCGAAGTTTACGTCAAGTACAAAGGCATGATGATTCCCGCGAGGGAACAGATGCTGATCAACTCACGTGAGAAGTGTAAGCGGTCACTGGCGGAGTTTGTTCGTCAGGCGTGGCATGTCGTTGAGCCTGGTGCGCCTTATATTCACGGTTGGCACGTTGACTTCATCTGCGCTCACCTTGAGGCGATAACAGACGGCGAGGAAATTGACGGCAAGCCTTACAACCGCCTGTTGATCAATATCCCGCCAGGCTTCATGAAGTCGCTGCTCCTCAACGTCTTCTGGCCCGCGTGGGAGTGGGGTCCGTGCAACATGCCGCACTTGCGGTATCTTTGCGCCGCCCACAGTCTTGATCTGTCCATCCGTGACGCGACGAAGATGCGCCGCCTTGTGACGTCCGAGTGGTATCAGAAGCGTTGGCCGCACGTTCAATTATCTGGCGACCAAAACCAGAAGACCAAGTTTGAAAACACCCAGATGGGCTTTCGTCAGGCGACTGCCGCAGGTTCAATCACCGGCGCCCGTGCCGACCGCGTCCTGATAGATGATCCCTTGTCCGTTCAAGACGCCGCGTCTGAAGTCGTTCGGTCGTCAACGATTGAGTGGTTCTTGGAAGCCGTACCGACCCGTCTCGTCAATCCTGAGCGGTCTGTCATTGCTGTCATCATGCAGCGGCTGCACACGGACGACATTTCTGGCGTTATCCTCGACAAGCAATTGGGTTACGACCACATCTGTCTGCCGATGCTATTTGACCCGCTTCGCGCTTATCCGACAAAACTCGGTTACATTGATAGCCGAACAGAAGACGGCCATCTCTTATTCCCCGAACGATTCCCGAAGTCTGTCGTTGACCGTGACCGAAAGATCATGGGCGAATACGCCTTCGCTGGGCAAATGCAACAGGAGCCAGCGCCTCGTGGTGGCGGCATCATCAAGAACGAGTGGTGGCTGAAATACGACGACCAGTTCCCGCCGTTTGATTACATTCTGGCGTCGCTCGACACCGCTTACACAACCAAGACCGAGGGCGACTATTCCGCCATGACCGTCTGGGGCGTCTTCTCAATGGACAGCGTCGCGCAGCCAAACATGATTATTGGGCCGAACGGGCGACCGATGGCGGTTGAGCGCACATACGGCGATCTCGTCCCGAAAGTCATGCTTGTGGATGCTTGGCAAGACAAATTGACGCTGAACGATCTTGTTAACCGTGTTGCCAAAACTTGCCGTGACATGAAGGTGGACAAACTTCTGATCGAATCAACCGCAGCCGGTATCTCGGTCGATCAGGAAATCCGGCGCTTATACAGCCACGAATTGTTCTCGGTCCAATTGCAGCCAGTTGGTCGAATGGATAAAGGCGCACGCCTGCATTCAATATCGCATTTGTTCCAAGAGGGAATGATTTATGCCCCTGATAAGATCTGGGCCGATATGGTCATCCAGCAGGTCAGCGTGTTCCCGAAAGGCAAAAACGACGATCTCGTCGATACCGTCAGCCAAGCCCTACGCCACTTGCGCGATCTCGGTATGATGACACGTGGAGTTGAGCGGACAGCCGAAATTGACGCTACAAGCCGCTTTGAGGGCAATACATTCGTGCCGTTGTATCCCGTCTGACTTTCGGGTATTTTGACACCATATTTTTGAGGGTTACCAAATGCCGTTAGTACCAGATCTGTCGCCAAGTATTCGCTTGCCTGACGACGAGATACGAAGCCAGCCGACAGATCCAATCGATATCATTGTCGAAATGGCTGCGGGCGGTGGCGACGTCCCTGAGTTTGACGAGAAGGGCGCGGTCATCAAGATCAAGCATGACGACGGATCAATCACTGTCAGTCTTGACGGAAAGCCTATTCAGGATGCGGAAGCTCGTGAGAATCGTGGCTGGTTTGAAAACCTTGTTGAAGACATCGACGACCTCGAACTTGGGCGTATTTCAGACGAACTCCTCCGTGGAATTGAAGCTGACATCGAAAGTCGCCGTGAGTGGATTGAAGATCGTACTCAGGGTATCAAACTACTGGGGCTTAAAATCGAAATACCTGGACTTGCTGGCGCTGCGGATGGGGCTCCCGTCGAAGGCATGTCTCGCGTCCGCCACCCTCTCTTGCTCGAAGCGGTGCTACGGTTTCAGGCTAACGCTCGCTCCGAGTTGTTGCCTACTGACGGACCAGTGAAGGTTCGCGTTGACGGTAATGACGGCAATGTCCAGCAGGATCAAGACGCGACAGCGCTTGAGAATGACCTCAACCACTTTCTGACGGCAGTCGCCACTGAGTATTATCCCGACACCGACCGCATGTTGTTGATGCTCGGCTTTGGCGGGACTGCGTTCAAGAAGGGCTACTATTGCCCGCTGCGCAACCGACCAGTTCTTGAAAGCGTTGATGCCGACGACTTGATCGTCAACAATGCAGCGACCGACTTGCACAATGCGAAACGTATTACGCACCGCTCGTTTATGCGTCCGTCCGTCGTGAAGCGCCTGCAGATCCTTGGCGTTTATCGTGACATTGACTTGCCGACGCCTGACAATCCGAAGGACGATGCCGTCCGTCGTGAGAAGAAGGCGCAGCAGGGCATTTCCGAAAGCTCGTCCAATCCAGAAGACCGTGATCGTGAGATTTACGAAGTTTATTGCGAATTGGATATCAAGGGCTTTGAGCATAAGTGGAAGGGCAAAGAGACCGGCCTTGAAATCCCTTACCGCGTCACGGTTGATGTTTCGTCAAAGCAAATCCTTTCAATTGTCAGGAACTACGACGAGGACGATCAGGAACTGCCTGAAGCGCGGTCAAACTTCGTCAAGTATACGTTCGTGCCTGGCATGGGCTTTTACGACATTGGTCTCCTGCACGTTCTCGGCAACACGACGAATGCGTTGACGGCTGCGTGGCGTGAGATGCTTGACGCCGGTATGTACGCCAACTTCCCAGGCTTCTTGATGGCCGACACTGGCGCACGTCAGAACACCAACATCTTCCGCGTTCCGCCGGGCGGTGGTGCGCTGGTCAAGACGGGCAACATGCCAATTCAGCAGGCGATTATGCCGTTGCCGTACAAGGATGTCGGCGCCGGTTTGATGACTTTGACCGAGAATATGGCTCAGACAGGTATGCGGATTGGTGGCACATCTGAGCAACAAGTTGGCGAAGGCCGAGCCGATGCGCCAGTTGGCACGACGCTTGCAATGATTGAGCAGGCAACAAAAGTATTGAATGCCGTCCACAAGCGGATGCACGCCGCGCAAGCCGAAGAGTTTCAGCTTCTTGTACGCTTATTCAAAGAAAACCCTGAGTCGTTCTGGCAGCGCAACCGCAAGCCGTCGCTTGAGTGGGACGAGCAGACATTCCTTCGCGCACTTGAGAATTGCGAATTGGTTCCGCAGGCTGATCCGAATACCGCGTCGCACGGCCAGCGCGTCATGAAGATCATGGCGTTGAAGCAATTGCAGGCAGCCAATCCGTCCATGTACGATCCGATTGCGATTGATATGGCGGCATTGCAGGCGATTGGCTGGTCAAACCCTGAACAGTTTATGGCTCCTCCTTCGGCTCAAGGCCAGACGCCGCCAGAAATCCAGCAAATGATGGCGAAGATGCAGATCGATAAACAGGAAGCCGACGCCAAGACAATGACGGCTCAGGCCCGTATGGCGCAGGTTCAGGCGCAAGTCGGACAGGCTGGTCAGACTGGTCAGCAGCAGCCAGATCCGGTGAAGATGGCGGATTTGCAGGTCAAGCAAGCCGAAATCCAGCAAAAGGGTCAGGACTCGTTGCTTGACGCCGAGAACCGTAAGCGTGACCGCGAAAGCCGTGAACGTCTTGCGGCAATCAAGTTGGCAGAAGAATTGGCTCAAAACCCTGCCGGTATTCCAATTGTGAACAGCTTGATCAACCCGCAGATGCTTCAGACGCTTGAAAGCCAAGAGCCGTCACTTTCCAACGTGCCGAGAAACCAATGACCCAAGATCCGCACAAGGCCGTAAGAGCAGCATTACTGGTGGCGAAGCATTTTGCCCGTGGCGGTTATGCCACGCAGGGCGGTGTTGATGATAACACTGACTTGGGCCAGTCAGCGCAAGCTCATACGGATTTGGGCGGTGACATAATTACGCAGAAACTGTCTATGCCGACGCAAGCATTGCGGGGTATGGACCTTGAAGCCAACGTCCCGCAATTTGCTACGGGTGCGCAACAATTGACGCCGCCGCAAGCTGGTGGTGCGCCTATTCAAGGCGGTAATCCTTTAATCGCAGCGCGTGTTCAAGATATTTGGAATGAAAAAAATGGCAATATAGATGCCGTTAGAAGCCATATTCAACAAGCTATTGATTATCATAAATCAGAAGGAAATTCTGGTTTAGTTAATTTTTGGGATGAAGCATTGCGTAGTATTCGCCCTTCTTCTGAGACAGAAAAAAAATTTAATACTGCGCAAAATGTTGAAGGAAATAAATCATTCATTCCTTATGGCGACCCAGCGCGTGAAGAAAATTTGGCAAAGTTTCAAGAAGGTAATCATCCTGAAATTCCATCTGTTACATATCATGGGACAGGATCTGATTTTTCAAATTACGAAATAACAAACAAAGGGGCAGGATCTCGTGAAAGTCCAATAGGCCATTGGTTCACGGATAATCCAGAATCTGCGTCTGATTTTGCTAATTTTGCTGCTCGCGGTAAAGGGGCAAATGTTCAGCCAGTGCATTTAAGTATAAAAAATCCATTGATTGCGGACAATTACAATAGCATTAAAGATTTGGTTGACGCATATACGACATTTTCTCGTCCAGATTATAAAATAGTTGGTCGGCAGGCCAGAATGGTTGATGATAAAGTTAATTATAATGCTTTGCGCGATCATTTAATTAAATCTGGATATGATGGAATAGTTCTTCCCTCGACATTCATGGATAGCCCAGATGGTTTAACGCCAATTAAACAAATTGTTGCCTTTCATCCGCACCAAATCAAATCCGCAACTGGCAACCAAGGCACATTTGACCCGTCAACTTCTGACATAACCAAAGAACACGGCGGCCTCGTCACCGACGCCCTTCGGGTTGCCCGCGCCGCAGGTGGCGGCGTGCAGGACGAGTCGTCTTGGCTGTCGTCGCTTGCTGGTTTGTTTGACAAGGAAAATATCCAGAAGTTTGCTGAAAGCTTGCCGTCTCCTGAAGAGAACATTGATTACCTAAAGAACAAAGCGTCTGACGTTGGCAGCCAGTTATACAGCGGTGCGCAGGACATTGGCAGCAAAGCCGTTAGTGGTTTGAGCAACATGGCCGAGCAAGCGTCACAGGAATCGCCGAAGGTTCGTGATCAATTACTTCACTTGTACGAGCAGTACATGAACCCGCAAGCGCCGGAGCCAGAAAGCACGCCGTTAGCTAAAGGGCCAAATCTTGATCCGTATCACATTGCGGGCAATGGAACAGACTATAATCCGCCTGCTGGCCGCACTCATGCAATGCCTGACGGAACTTTTGGATCAAAAGAAGATTCAGAGCGTGCATGGAACTTGGCGCGAGAAGTTGCTGACAAGCAATGGATGGAAAGCGGTCATCCGCAGCCCGACATTGTTGATAAAGCGTTGGAAGTTGCACAGACAAAAGCACCGTCTCGGTTAGCTATGCGTGCAAAGCTTGCGGCTCAAGAAGCAAAGCCCGTAGCCATTTCGCCCGACGTTCAATTGCCGCCAAAAACGCCGTGGGACTTCCCGCAGGTTTATAAAGATATCATGTCAACAGAGCCAAAAATGGCGTGGACGAAAGGTATGACGCCAAAGGAACAGCCACAAGTTGCCGCACCACAGCCTGCGTTAGGATCAATTAATCTTGATGGTAACGCCCAGCAGCCAGTATCCCCGCTTGATGTCAATGTAACCAAAAAAATACCGTCTGACAGAAGCTATTTTGGCAACGAGGGTACTGGACCTGACCAGTATATCGGCAAAAATTACGTTCATAGCACTCCAACAATGATACCTGCGGCGCCAACAGTTGAAGGCCAAAAGGTTGCAATCCCCGCAACTCCGCCTGATCTTATGCCAAAGTCTCATGTTCCAGATTATTATTACGACATTCAAGGACCAAACGAAGGCGGGACGTACAAGGCAAAAGAAGGATTGCAAAGCTATAACCCGCCAGAAGGCAAGTTCCCCAACAAAGCTGATGTAGATTTTTACAGGTCAGTTGATGCAACTTATGGCGCACCGGAAGCCGGATATTTGCAAGCTGGCGCACGGGGAAATATTTATGAAAAACCGGAAGATATTGCACAGCGTCAAGGCGGTATAAGGCGTCCTCTTACGCCAAATGAATCTGACGCTTTGTATGCTGCGTACATGGCAGCACAGAAAAACCCTATTTCGGCATTGGGCTATCAACCAGACAAATTTGATTTGTTATCAAGTCAGTCTACGTACAATGTGCTGGGTCAGACATTCCCGCCAGCAGATAAAATGTATGTTGACCCGAAATATCCATCAGTCATGGTTCATGAGCCGTTTCATTATGAATTGAAGGAAATCCTTAATGATCAACTCAATAAAGCACATCAGGAAATGGAAAGTGCCATTGCAAGTGGCGATAATAAAGCATTTCAAGAGGCTGACAAAAAGCGGCAGTCTATAAGCGATATTTTCAAATCTTCTTCTGACGAGGCTGGGGCAACGGATGACCAAGAAAAGTTTGTCCGTAGCATGATGCTCAAACAATTTGGGCCAATTGAAAACTATGAATTAAAACGTCAGGGAATAAATCCAAACGATATCAGCGAACAGCAAAGTGGCGGATCTGATTTTATAAATAAAAATGCTGATAAAGTTGCTCAGGCAAAAGAATCTGCAAGGCAAATATTGATGAAGCGTCGTGCTATGCTTGGCCCACATGCTGCTGGTGGTAGGGCACAAGATCGTCCGCATTTCGGTTTTGGCGGCGAAGGCGAAGGGCCGGAGGCTGGATCAACGGGTTCGGCAAGCGGTAATAGTTACGGCGGAGGCGGTGATCAAGGCAACTCGTCTGAATCAAATTACGGCGGCAACGAAGAAAGTTCAAATGACCAACCAAGCTTTGGCAGTCATGACGGAGGAGATAGGTTCAATTCAGTCTCAGCAAGAGCAGGTGATACGCCTGGCTTTAATACAGGAACTTGGGGCGGAACTGGCGGTCAGATAGGCGAACCGACAAGCCAATTTGGTGGCGGTGGCGGTTACGGTGAGCCATTACCGCAAGGTTCAGAAACTAAAGGCCCGTTAAATATTGGCGGAAGCCAAGGGTTAAATTACGTATCAAACCTTCTTTCGCAAGTTCCAAACGCGCAATCAATGCAGCAAGTGGCAAACTTGTCTCAAGGTCAGGGGTTGTTTCCTGCTATTGGCAGAGCCTTTACTGGCGTTCAAGCACCAAACCAAGGAGACCCGTATTCCGACATTTCTATGGCTGGAATGAACAAATCCCTTGCGAATATCAATGCTGGTATTCCGTCTGACTTTGCTACGCCAGCGCAAATGATGAGGGATTACGGATCTACTAACGCCACGCCTCTTGCCCACCCAGGCCAAACTTCTGACGCTTATTTAAACGCTGGCCCATCTGCGTCTATTGGCCGTCAGGATTTTGGAACGTCTGCACCTTCAGCCGTTGGTGCTGGGTCTCCAGTTGAGGCTTATAACAATCTATCATCGTCAAATTTCAGCGCAGCATTCGCCGCCGCGCACTCTGCTGGTCAACCGACATTTACTTGGACAAACCCAAATACTGGCGTGACATCAACATATACAACCCAACTAAAAGCAAGCGGCGGGTCTGTTGTTGATCACGCACTTAATGTATTATCTGGATATGGTTCGCCGCTGCACGACGCCATCCATGTTGCCCGACAGCAGCTACCGGGACGCCGGTCTTAATCCTAGGAGAAGTCAATGTCAGAAGCCTCCAAGTCGGCCCGAAAGGCCGCGAAGAGCAAAGTGGAGAGGTTGGTTCGCGCCGACCCTCGTGGCACGCCGATTGATGCCAGCGGTTACACCCCGCCAGACGCACTTGATGCAGACGTAAAGACGGGTATGCGCCCAGTCTCAAAGCGTCAGTTTAAGCGTGGCGGTAAAGTTTTGAAGAAGGCAGAGGGCCATAAGAACCCGCCTCGCGCAGACCGTAAACCTCGCAAAGATGGCGGAAGCGCAATGCCTCCGGTTGATCGTTTGATCAATCGTGATCTCAAGAAGGCAAATGAATACCGCGATGGCGACAAGCATATTGGTGGCATGAAGAAGGGCGGCAAGGTCAAGAAAATGGGCGGCGGTCCTATTGGACCGAACGTAGTTTCGCAGGACATGTTGCAGAACGCACGTGCCGCAATGCCTATGGGCCGCAAGCATGGCGGTAAAGCCAAGCGCGAACACCACGCAGGTCTTGATGGCAATGTTGTTGGCAAGGACGCCATTAACAAATTCATCAACACACAGACTGGCAAACCAATTACTCCTGCCGAAATCCAATTTGCGGATAAGAGTGGCAATATCCCGCTTCCTCCGCGCCGTCAGTATCAGTCAACGGATGACTTGGTGCGCAATGCTCCTCAGTCGTATCGTTCGGTGGATGATTTGGTTAACGCAATGCCGCGCAAGCATGGAGGCAAAGCTGAAAAGTGGATTCAGAAGGCCATCAAACATCCGGGCTCTCTCCATAAAGCATTGCACGTTCCGGCGGGCGAAAAGATTCCGGCGAAGAAGTTGGAGAAAGCATCACATAGCGACAATCCAAATCTCGCCAGAAAAGCCAACTTAGCTAAGACGCTTAAGGGTATGCACCACGCGCATGGCGGCAAGGCGGAACATCCTGATGAAGCCGAAGATAAGAAGCTGATCAAGAAGATGATCAAGCCGGAAGCCATCAAGCATCGCGCTCATGGCGGCAACATCATGGAAGAAACGGGCGTCCGTCCAACAGGCGGTCGCATTGCTCGTAAGGCTGGCGGTCGTGCAAAGGGCAAGACAAACGTCAATATTGTCATTGCACAGCATCCGGCGGGCGCTATGGGCAACCCACAGCAGCCACAGATGCCGCCACGTCCTCCGCAGGGCGTTCCGGTTCCTCCGCCAATGCCACCAGCAGGCATGATGCCTTCGGGCGGCGCTCCAATGGGCGGCATGATGCCTCCTGGCGGTATGCCTCCTATGGGTGCAGGCGGTCCTATGGGCGCACGTCCTCCAATGCCGCAGATGGCAATGGCACGCAAGTCAGGTGGTAAGGTTTATCGCACCATCAACGACATGGATGCGGGTGCTGGCGGTGGCAAAGGCCGTCTTGAGAAAATTGAGATTTACGGCGGTAAATAAAGATTCGGCGGGGCGAAAGCCCCGCTGACTATGTGGCCGGTGGGTGATCCCTCTCTCCTGCCGGTCACACCAACTTTCTAGAGAGGGGTAAGAGGGAAATATGCTCACGACAAGCGATGTATTCGAGCGTGAATTACGTAAACGAATTGAAGAACAAATTGAAGAAGTGAAGAACGTATTGGCCTTTGGCTATATTCCAAACTTTGATGACTACAAATACTACAACGGCATTGTGACCGCACTCCGAGCAGTATTGGAATACTGTGACGAGGCCCGCAAAACCGCTGATCGCACACTTTAAGAGGGAAATATGGCTTACATTATGAAACATGCCGCAGATCCGCGGCAGGAAATTTTATCAAGCGTTGGTGATCTTTCCGAAATCGAAATCTTCCACAATCAACTTCTCGTTGCAATTTACATCCGCCCAGAAATGACCGCCGGTGGCGTGATCATTAGCGGAAAAACACGTGACGAGGACAAATGGCAGGGCAAAGTTGGTCTTGTCTTGAAGAAAGGCAATTCGGCGTTTGTTGATGACTCAAAACAATGGTTTGATGGCATCAATGTTGACGTCGGTGATTGGGTTGTGTTCCGCCCGTCTGACGGTTGGGGCATTACAATTAACAATTTGAAGGACAATTCTGACATTTTGTGCCGTCTTCTTGACGATACGGTTATCCGTGGCCGCATCGAAAACCCTGACAAAGTCTGGTAAGGAGACATAAATGACAGAAGAAAATGAAAATATCGAAATTCAGCTCGATCCGATTAAGACAGAAGAGCCTGATATCGAAATTGTTGAAGTAAAAACGCCTGAAAAGAGAGAAGAACCTGCGGAAGCGGAACTTTCTCCGGAAGACGGCATCCGTGAATTGCAGTTAAAGCTTGAGGCGGAAAAAAATGCACGTTTTGAAGCCGAACGACGCGCTCAAATGGCGTATCAGCAGGCAAATCAAGCCAAAAATGAAGTCGATAGTACAAATCTTCACCTGATTACCAACGCAATTGAGACGGTGAAGCGTAATAACGACATTCTCAAGATGAATTATAGTCAGGCCATGTCGGCTGGTGACTATGATAAGGCTGCCGAATACCAAAGCGACATGTCTTCAAACCACGCCAAGTTGTTACAGCTTGAGAATGGCAAGAGGGCTATGCAGGAACGGCCAAAACAAGCCGAACAGCCAGCATATCAGCAGCAGGTTGATTTGGTTGAGTCACTTGCGTCCCGTGTTACGCCTCAGTCGGCTCAATGGTTGCGCCAAAACAAGGCGTCACTCAATGATCCACGGAAAATTGAGCGTGCAATGCGTGCCCATGCCGACGCTATGGAAGATGGTGTTCTTGCCGACAGCCCAGAATATTTTCAGTACATTGAAAATCGTCTTGGCATGAATAAAACACAGGCTGTGACACGGACGGAAGAAGACCCGATGTCTGAAGCCGCCAAGCCAATGCAGCGCCGTCAGGCGCCGCCTGCCGCACCCGTAACACGGAGCGGTAATGGCACCGGATCTCGCCCTAATGTTGTTCGATTGACATCAGACGAGCGTGAAATGGCATCCATGATGGGCATGACCGATAAGGAATATGCTTTGAATAAAATTGCCTTGCAAAAGGCTGGAAAACTTTAAGGATTTATAATGGAAAATGCAGCAACAAAACCGACGCGCGGTCGTCGTAAGTCAACACTTCTGAAAGCTGTTAAAGATAACTTTAATGAGCCTTCTGAAATTAAAGAAACCTTTAATGAATTTCCAGAACCGACTCCGGTTCGTCAGTCTGCCCGTCCCGACCTACGCGAAGAAAGCCCCCTGGCGAGAGCTGCTCGACGCGCTGCGGAAATTCAGGGTCACATTGGCGAGTTTGATGGCGGCACTGACGACTTCTACATTGACCCGAAGATTATTCCTGAAGGTTGGTCATACGAATGGAAGCGTAAAACGATTGCGGGTCAGGAAGACCCATCATATCAGCTTTCGCTTCTTTCAACAGGTTGGGAGCCGGTTCCGGCATCCCGTCATCGCCAACTTATGCCAGAAGGTCACTACAACACCATTGAGCGTAAGGGCATGATTTTGATGGAACGTCCGCAAGTGATTACGGACAAATACAAAGCAATTGAAGCCAAGAAGGCACGCGACGCTGTTCGTCAGAAAGAAGCGCAAATTGATTCCGCGAAAGGTCTTTTGGGCCGCGAGGATTCTCGTGTCAGGCCAAAGATCAGCAAGGGCTATGAGCCCATGATGATACCTGATGAATGATAAATTGAGGGGGCTTCGGCCCCCTCTTTACATACAAGTATTGTGCCATTATATTGCAAGTGTTCCCCCCGGTGCGGGAACTTAACTTTATTTTCTTGTCACCTAATGGCCTCGGTGTGCTGTGACGGAGACTTCCTTGAATGGGAGATACCGCTATGGCGAATACTTTCGCGCCCAACGGTTTCCAGCAATATCAGGGTACGGGCGCTACTCCTTCTTATGAGCAGACCCAGCTTGCTATTGCTTCTGGTAATATAACTCCAATCTTCTTTGGCGATCCCGTAGTTCAGGCAACCAATACAACGGGTATTGGCACTGGCTATATCGCGCAGGCTTCTTCTTCCGGTCTTACTACGCTTGCCGTCAGCGGCATCGTTGTAACAGCCGGTGTTGCAGTTGCTACATTTACGGCTCTTTCGGCTGCTCCTGCTGTCGGTTCGTATGTTGCCTTCACGGGCACGAGCTTTGCAACGGGCGGTGGCTTTAACGGCACGTATCAGATCACTGCATCGTCCACGACAACAATCACGTTCAACGTGCCTGGCGCATTCTCCAGCACATTGACGTTCGGCACAGCAACGGTGTTTACGCCAGTCGCTGGCGTGTTCGTCGGCTGCAAGTACCTTTCAACAGCTCAGAAACGTACTGTTTTCTCAAACTATTGGCCTGGTTCTGACGCAAACGGCGACGTGACGGCTTACGTCATCACTGACCCAAATGCTCAGTTCATTGTTCAGACTGCAAACTCAAATACAACGGCATCTGCTGTTGGTCTCGCGTCTGTTGGTCAGAACATCTCGTTCAACTACAACGACTCCGCATCAACTGGCGAAGCTAACGGTAATACTGCAAACGGTCTTTCGACCTACTTTGCAGACCAGTACACGCTCTCGGCTAACGGCCCAGGCGGTTACACTGCTAACTCGCTCTTGCCTTTCCGCATCATTGGTCTTGCGAACTATGTGCCTGGTCAGACCAGCCCACTTGTTTCGATCAACGGCAATGACCCCACCACGGCGTACAACAAAATCATCGTTGGCTTCAATAATTCGATGCCACGTGGCTTTGCTGGTATCTAAGGAGTAAGGTATTATGGCTGTTAATCTCTCAGCAATTAAAGACCTTCTCCTGCCCGGTCTCCGTGGCATTGAAGGCAAGTATGAGATGATCCCATCTCAGTACGACAAAATCTTCACTAAGCACGATTCGAAACTTGCTCTCGAACGTACCGCTGAACTTCGCTTCCTCGGCCTCGCGCAGTTGAAGTCGGAAGGCGGTCAGACAGCATTCGATAACGGCGCTGGTGAGCGTTATGTCTACAATCAGGAACACGTTGAAATCGGCCTTGGCTACGCGATTACTCGTAAAGCCATTGACGATAACATCTACAAGACGCAGTTCCATCCGTCGAACCTCGGTCTGATCGAAGCATTCCAGCAGACCAAGGAAATTTACGGTGCATCTATCCTTAACAACGCGCAGACATACAACGCTGCCGTTGGCGGTGATGGTGTTGCTCTTTGCTCCACTGCCCATCCGATTGATGGCGGTACTGTAGCAAATACACCTTCAACTCAGGTTGACCTTAACGAAGCTACGTTGCTGAATGCGATGATCGCAGTCCGCACGAACTTTAAAGATCAGGCTGGCCTTAAGGTTTTCGCCCGTGCGCGCAAGTTGATCATTCCTCCGCAGCTTGAACCAGTTGCTATTCGTCTTCTTAAGACTGAATTGCGTCCAGGCACTGCGGATAATGATACGAACGCAATTCTTACGACGGCAGGCGGCTTGTCGGAAGGCTACATGGTCAACGACTTTTTGACCTCTGCGTATCCGTGGTTCCTGCTTACGAACATTGATGGCCTTTCCTACATGGAACGTGTGAAGTTCGAAACCGACATGCAAGTCGATTTTGTAACGGATAACCTTCTTGTAAAGGGCTATGAGCGTTATTCGTTCGGTTACTACAACTGGCGTTCAATCTACGGCTCGTTCCCGACTTCGTAATCCAAAGGAGACTGCATCATGTCTATTACAGCATTCTCCGGTCCTCAAGTGGTATTCGGCCAGTCGCCGTTTAATCCAAATGAGTACAATCCAGAGCTGGGAACATCGGCTTTTTATGCGGGCGCGGGGGTCTTGGATCCCCGTACTCCCTACACATACCTCAATGGACAGAACTTTGGTGCATTTACGGGTGCGTTTTTGGGCTTTGATAATATTTCAACCCTAAACGTAGTTCCCTACACTGCATCAACCACTGCCATTGTTAACGCTCAGACAAACGGCTCTTCGTCAGCAACATTTACGTTGCCGCTTGTTTCTTCTGCATCAACGACCACGGGTGTTTCGATCATTACGTCGATTACACGTGCGGACACTGGCGTAGCTGATACAAATGGAACGTCTGGTTTTGTTGGTATTGATACATACACTTCGGTGTCTGGTTATATTTCCAACGGCACGTCGGGTACTGCTGGTAATATCTTGATTGTTTCAACAGCATCTTATGCACCGTTGGCAATCGGGATGGTCATCAGCGGAACGGGTATTGCGGCTGGCACGACAATCACTGGTTACGGCCCTGCGGTTAACGTGACAAACGGCGGTCCTGGTGTTGGTTTCACTGGTTCTTACACAGTCAGCGGTGCTGCCGTTGCTGCTGGTACAAGTGGCTCGCCAATCACCATCACTGCATCATTGAACAATACAGCCAACGCAATTCTTGCAGGCGGTATTGCTCAGGGTCAGTCAGGCACAATCAATCTTTGGAATCCGCAGTCAATTATGGGTCGCTGCTTGACCTATACGACTTCAAATGCCTCAAGCACATACACCACAGCTACGGCTTCGGGTTATGATGTTTACGGCTACCCAATGGTTGAGCAGGTCACGTTGACGGCTGGTAGCACTGTAACGGGTAAGAAGGCATTTAAGTACGTTAAGTCGGTTGTCCTTTCGGGCGGCTCGGCGGATACGACTTATTCTTACTCTGTTGGTACAAGCACGATTTTGGGTCTCCCGCTTCGTGCTGACTCGTTTGGTGAAGTTTTGGTCAATGCTGGTAACTCGCTTACCGCCTTGACCTTGATCACCGCCGCCACTGGTTTCACTGCTGCGGATAAAACTTATCCAACTGCAACGACTGGTGACGTTCGCGGCACAATTGATTTCGGTTCTTCCGGCGTCAACCAAGCCCCGACAACGAACAGCAAGCGTTTTGTGGTTCGTCAATCCCCGCAGCCTTACAACATCAGCTCCGTGCTTGGGTTGTTTGGCAATACTCAGTATACGAACTTTTAAGGAGCTTAGGCCATGAAAGGTCATAAGGCACATCATCACCACGCCCACGGGGGTAAGGCGCACCACAAGCACCATGCTCACGGCGGTAAGGCTGAGTCACCAGAAAAAGGCGTAAATGAAGCCGAAATGGATCTTCATGACAAGCCTATGGAATACAACAAGGGCAATCCAGAAACGGAAGCCGAAGAAATGGGCGAACGCAAGCACGGTGGTCGTGCGAAGCGTAAGCACGGTGGCGCTGCTCACAAGCATCTTGCGATGCACGGTGAACATGCTCACCACCACGCTGGCCGCAAGCCTCGCAAGTCGGGCGGTCGCGCTGGTTCTGACGTTAATCCATTTACGTCTGCACGCCATGGCACGGCTGCCAAGGGCCGCAAACTTGAACCGGAAACGATGGGTTAATTCGCACTTTCGTGTGAGTTATGATAGTATGGCGGGGGCGTAATGCCCCCGTTTTACTAAGAGGTTTTTAACATGACAGCAGCTTGGACTCGCTCCGAAGGTAAGGCTCCTTCAGGTGGTTTGAACGCCAAAGGGCGTGCATCGGCTCGCGCCGAAGGTCACAATTTAAAAGCACCAACAAAAGATTCTGATAACCCACGTCATAAATCATTTTGCGAGCGAATGACGGGGATGAAGCGCAAAATGACTGGCTCTGCCAAGGCGGCAGATCCAGATAGTCGCATCAACAAATCACTTCGCAAATGGGGTTGCTGATGTCTGATAAGCCATTCTGGGAAAGCAAACTTCCTAAAGATCATCATACAAAACATTTGTCGCACAAAAAAGTGCAGCAGGCTAAAGCCCACGCACGTGCGGCGGGTCGGCCATATCCAAACCTTATAGACAACGCCGCAATGGCTCGGAAGAAGGGCAAATAAAATGCGTCCAATTACAGTTACGGTTGGCCCTTTGGCGACAGCAAATGCAAGCGGAATTGGCTCTGCGGCAGCAGGTGTAACAACTGTTACAATCAGCAATGGAACACTTGATACTCCGCGCCGTGTTTTGATAACGCCAGTTGGCAATGAATCGGCTAACGTCTTCACAATAGTTGGCACAAATGCAAGCGGTATGCCTCAAACAGAGGTTTTGAACGGCGCAAACGCAACATCTGTGTATACAAATCTTGATTTCGCAACAGTTACGTCGATCACGTCAAAAAATAATATCGCAATTGGCGGCATTACTGTTGGAACGAACACTATTGCATCGAGCCCGTGGGTTCGTTTTGATGAGTACGCATTGTCTCAAACGGCAATTCAATGCACCGTTTCCGGAACCGCAACATACACTATTCAGCAGACACTGCAGGATCCAAACAGCGCGACAAACCCTGTTCAATCTTACAGCGTGACATGGCTTAATTCGAGTGATTCGGCGGCTGTTAATGCGACGACGTCGGTTCAGAGCAGCTATCAATATTCCCCTGCTTTCGCTAAGGTGACCCTTACGAGCGGAACTGGTTCTGTAACAGCAACCTTCACGCAATTCGGCGTAGCGCCATACTAAGGATTAGAACATGTCAGGCTTGACGCTTATTACCGGATCATCAAATTCTTCAAACGACCCTTCCGCGCTTACGATTGCGCCGCAGCGTTTGCGCGATAACGTCGGCAAGCTCAAGGTATCTGAGAGCCAGAACCTTTTTGAAGCTGACTTTGAGTACAGTGCCCAGCCAATGCGTTGGGAGCAGTATATTGTCGGCGGCGCGACAATTTCTCAGGTTTCGGCTCTTGGTGGCATTCAGATGTCCGTCACATCGGCATCTGGTGATATCGCGATCCGTCAAACGCGCCCTTACATCCGCTATCAGCCGGGCAAGACGATGTACATGTCGTCCGGATTTGTGTTCGGTACGCCATACGCAAACCAGCGTCAGCGCGTCGGCTTCTTTGATGACGGCAACGGCCTGTTCTGGGAGCAGGGCGATCCTACGGCCACAAATCCATCGGGCATGGGCGTTGTTTATCGTTCTGATACAAGTGGCGTT